CGTGCATCAAAAGACGGACAAGCTTTGTTCGCAAAGTCTCGGTGTCCGAATATCTGCATATCTTTATTATAAGTGTATATTAATTGCTTTATCAGTTTGACTAAAGCATCCTTTTGTTCTTTGGTTCGTGTATCCATAGCCTTGCTCATATCCTTTGACATTCCTCCGACGTAGCAAATGCCGATTGAATTTTTATTTTCGTTCAAAGTATGAGCGCCCGACTTCTTTATTGGTCTGCCGTATTCAACCGTTCCGTCAATGTGAACGAGAAAATGATAGCCAATGTCCGACCATCCCCGACCATTCACGTGCCAGCGCCTAATATCCTCAACATCGTGATGCCTTCCCTCTGGAGTAGCTGTGCAGTGGATTATGATTTTATCAATCTTTCTCATTTATGTCCTTAAAATCTTGCGTTACTTCCTTTGCTCTTGCAAACAAGTTTTTCAGGCTTGCCCATAAGTCAAGACCTTTTACGGCTTTAAAGTTTTCGTTTATACTTATGACCTCAATTGATACCAATACCAAAGCAAGGATTTTAGTTGTTAGCAGCTCCACGCTAAAGAATGTCAGAATAATGTCATTAAGGATATAATAATCGATGAGGTAAAACAGCATGACTGTTACCTCGTACAAAAGAATTTTTGAAATGATTGCGCTTAGCTTTCTGGATGTAATTGTTGTTTTTAGCTTTCTAGACTTCCAGACACCAGTCAAGGTATCCAAGATCACACAAACACCAATAAGAATTAAGATGCCTGAAATAGGCAAAAAGAAGCTGCTTACTATTGCAAATAATTGCATCGAATATGATTGTAATTTAGATATGAGTAAAAGTATTTGTGTTTTCATTGTTCAAATTGTTCAACCAGTTGGTAAGTGAGATATACCCCCACAAAAACACCAATACATCGCAAGTGCAGAGCTTCAGTAATTGTCATAGAAAACGAAGCTGCATAGCCGCTAACAAAATATAAAACAGATAGAATCTTTGTGTGCATATCTTTTAAGTTGGTACGTCTGTGCTAAATGTTGTAAAGTTTGTCATTGTTCCGTTATTACCTCCGCTTCCGTTATCTGTCAAAGTCGGCGATGTATCTCCGTCTCCGCATCTCCACCACGACAAAGGCGAAAGATCACTAATGCTTGTGGGAACTCCTGATCCATAAATTGTAGAGATGTTACTTGCAGTAAGTTCTGAATTAAACACAGATACTTCGTCAAGGTTTCCGTTCAAAAATACTTCGCTATTTGCTCTTGCGCCTAAATTAAATTCGCTTGTGTTAGCAACAGAAAGAGTTAAAGTTCCGCTTCTCACTACTGTTGGGGATGCGCCATTTACATACAAGTTAAGACCTGTGTTTAATCCATTACCATTATAAGTAACTGCAACGTGTTGCCAAGTATTATCTGTAATCTCGTTTCCAGTTCTAATTTGCAGTTTACCAAATGAAGTTATGTTTGGAGTCATTATAAATTCAAGTCTGCCATTTGTTTCATAAAATTGATAGCCCCTGTTTCTACCTAATGCGTTAAGAGCTTTACTTACAATAGTCATTTGATCACTGCCATTTGATTTGATCCAAGCAGAAATTGTAAACGCATCTGTAATGTCAAAGTCTAAACTTGAGGCATTGCCCATTGTTACAAAGTCACTATTGCTGCTGTCAAGTAAGATTGATTTCGTGTTTGCAAAAGCGCTTGTTCCTACAATATCAGTATCGCCAGCAGCGCTTACCGTTTGAGATTTACCCCAATTGATTGTGTTGTTTATTGCTCCTTTACCCCAATCAATAGTGTTGCTGTTTGCTCCTTGTCCCCATCCGTTTGTGATTGCCATGTTTTATGTTGTTATATCGCCAAATAGATACCAAGTATCTGTAGCTACTTTTAATATTGTTGCCTGAGCATACTGAGCTGCAAGTTTCGTCTTTCCACCGCTTGAGTTTACCGTTACCCCTGATGTCGGAGTTACTGTTACTTGACCAGCGCCGCCTTGTAATAATTCTATCCTTGTACCAATAGGAAAAGCAGTTCCAGCATTGGTAGGTATTCTTGCAATTATAGAGCTGCTATTTGTTAGCGTTACCGTTTTATGCGCATCCGTCAAAACCAAGTTATAAGTTGTGACCGTTTGAGCATTGAAAGTACTTCCCTTAAGCTCTGCTCCAGTTATCTTTTTAGTGGTATATGTTGAGCCGCTGACAAATTCAGACACAACCAATAAATCAGTTGTTGCAACATTTGCACCTTTACTTGCTAGTCCGCTGATCTTTATCTCTGCCATTCTCTATTTTTTTTAGATAAATCTTTAGTTTCTCTATGTTCTTTTTTTTTGCTTTGTAATTCATATAACCCATGAAGTAAAGTTTACATCATCGTTCGGAAACACATTACCGCTGCTATTCGAGTTGTACTCAGGAAAGCTAGCTTGGTTAAATGTTATATGATCAATAAATCTTTGCTTGTAATGCATTGCTGTCTGCATTGCCTTACCCTCTAGGTAATCAATTTCTTCTTTTGATACCGTATCACTATTTTCGGAGTTGTGCTTGTAGATTCCTTTATTAGAGATTGTATAAGCTCCGTTAGGAAGGTATCTGGCATATGCAAAATGTATTAGACAATCTTTGATGTAATCAGTTAACAAAGCGAGATAAGGATTAGCTAATGTTCCAGCGATTATTTCAGCTTGAATCTTTTTGAGCAAATCCGTTCCGAGCATCTCTTGTATGTCTATGTCTTGCGATATTTTGACATACTGGATAAAGGTATCTGTATCTAGGTTGCCATTCATTTGCGTGAATCTCACTATATCTTGTCGTGTTATAAGTAATGCTGTTGCCATTTTTTAACCTTTATAATTTGGGTGATGTCCATTATCTGGCATATCCTTTGGAGCTATCTTAGATTTTTTATTTCCGTAAGGTGATGGCTTGTATGTCTTAGGTATGCTGTTTACTTCTGCTGAACTACTCAATGCCTTATCCTCATAATATGAACCGTCTTTCTTTTTCTTTAATCGGTACAGTTGCTCCGACCAAAAATGTCCGCAGTTAACGCCTCCCTTAAATTTGAACAAATCATACGCTTGCCCTTTATGCCCAAATGATTTATTTACGCCTTGTCTTGAAGCCTTATCAATGTCCTCTAAGCGATATACAACTCCGTTATTAGTTCTTGTCATCATTTGCTTACAGAAACCTCTTGTATTTGAGCTGCTGTATTTTTCGCTATATCTATACCTTACTTTGTAAATTGATTTGTCAAGGTAGCTGCTTCGGCTCGGAAAACTTTTTATAACATCCGCAAACTTTTGTAAAGTGCTTTTACCTTTTTTATCGTTTTCTTTTATCCAATCTTCAAGCTCCGTATTTTCCTCATCAACTTCTCTTTCATCAATTAACTCCCAAGCTTCGCCCATAACCTCGCCCTCTAAGTTGTCAAGGATATGTTTTGCATCTTTCTCATTTATCTCTTTATGCAATTCTAAGCCTGTTTCCTCCTCTTTCTGCTCATCTGTTACTATATTATCCAAGTCGGTAAATTCAAGCGGTTTAAGCGTCTTAAAATACAAGTTTAAAGAGATACCGTTAAACGCTAAAATATCATCAAAGGCATCAAGCAATAAATCTTGCATTGGTCTAATTACCATGTTGTCAAACAAAATAAAAGAGTTTTGCAATTCATCGGCATTTGATGAGAATCCGTTGCTTGAAGCTATGCCAAAGAGGAGGGGGCTGGTTACATTGTGTCCGAGCATGATTTTACGCAAACACTCCTCGCTCAGAGTAGAATACAAGTCAGGAGCATCGTTTACTGGCATTGCATCTACCGTTGTTTTGCTTTCTGCATTGGAGTTAAATGAAACAATGACCTTCTCGCCTTGTGTTCCAGTAAGCGATTGCATTATTTTATTTTTAATCAATCTTTGCTGCTCTTCGCTGGGCGCACCATTGTTAAAGTTTACTACTGACCTAGAGCTAAAACCATTGTTTACCTCATTGATTAAGTATTCACTTATAGACTCCTCAAGAGTACAGTAGGGAATAGCTCCGACATAATCAGGCAAAGCATAGTATTTCAAACCTACCGAATACGGCTTCACAAAATATATTTCAATCGCTTCTTTTGAAGTTCCGAAAGCTGGAATCCTAGTTGGTTTGTAATTTTTTACATCTTGCCAATTGTCTGAATAGTAATAAGCCTCAATCTTACCCTCAGCATTGCACTTCTCAGCTCTTAAAAGTTGTACTGGAAGGTGATGTACTGAAGCGACCTTTTTACGATCCTTAGAGTAAATCACTTGCATTGCGCATTGACCTAGCAATTTTAAATCCGTTACAAGGTTTCGGACATCTTGTTTGCTAAACATGGAAACCATTGCCGCGTACTCATTAGGTTTTTTGCTTGCGTCTGTTGCGTTTAATCCCTTTCCATATATTAAACGATTAATATTGTTTACAATCGCATTTTGAGTAGTGCTGTTTGTGTAGCAATCTATGAGAAACTGGAAGTAATTATTGTCATCGCCAAAAGAAACATAGTCATCCTTTTTGCTCTCTGAAATCACAGGAGCTTCGTATGCTGCTAATTCTAAAATGTGTACGTCTTTACTCATAAACTATAAATTCATTGTTTGAAGCCTGACTCGTATACTTTCCGCTGTTTACAGAGTATGAATCTACAGCTTGGTTTGTGCAAAATATTTTATCCTTGTATACAACCGTTGATCCGTTGCGAATCTCTAGATTGTAGAAATGATTTTGCAATATACTAAAAGTTGCGTTGATAGTATCAAAGTAATCGCCTTGAACGCTACTTGCAATTGTGACTTGCACCTCAGTATTTGTTTGATCATCGGTAATAAATAGACCATCGTAACTTGCTGTTCGTGGTATAAACCTGATTGTTTGTTCAGTTCCGACTTGTTGTAGTATTATCATTCTAACCCTATGACCGTTTTTTTTTGGACTTGTTACCTTTTAAAACAAAAAAGGCGCTCCGAAAAGCGCCCTACGTTATGAAAGGAATAAACGTATTAAGTTGTTACAACAATTGCATCAGC